TTAACAGCGTTACCATTCTTGTCCATCTTCATAGTACCATCATTCTTTTTAGAAGCTGTCTGAATTCCAAAGCTAGCTAAAACTCCTGTAAAAACTGAAGCTATAAATGTCGGATCTATTTTCTGTTGAGGGACACCAGGTATGGCAACATAATTTAAAGTTAATATGCCTCCAGACCAGGCCAGCACAGTAATTCTGACAAATGTACTGATGATTGCTGCTTGCTCATCGGCATCAGGAAGTATAGCATCTTTTGCTTTACCAAAAAATCCTTTCTTCTTTTCTTCGATGTTATCTTCCGTAACATCTTCTGGTTTCTTTGTTGTAGCCATGATATTAATAAGTGTAGATCTATTTATGGAACTTGTGGACCAAAGTATGTATTAGCTCTAGGGAAATTTTGTACACCACTCAGGTCAGCGATGTGATCTGGTTGATGCCACCGCTTACCTTTGTTTGTTTGTTTGTTCCATCCTGCAATGTATCCATCAATGTCTCTAGGATTTATAGAAGTTAACATAAGGTTCTTAGGTGAGTCAGGATAACCAAGATAGTCACCACTATGCTTATAGTCATCCCACCCTCCTGGTCTATTAATATATTGGTTACCTACAATATTAATAGCACCATACATACTGCCATGATATGCACACTGATAATATATTGTTGTATTGTTTGCACTCCATGGAGTTTTAAAGTAGATGTATTTACTAGATCCACTTTCTTGACCATGTGATTCACCTTGATTGTATACAATACCACCGTTTTCTTGCTGACCTGTCCACAGATTTGAAGCACCACCGACACCACCAACAGTTTTGATGTACATTGGGTGGTTGTATATTGATTCTTTTCCTTGTACAACAATCGTTCCACCAACATTAGAATTATTAGATGAACAATAATAGTATGTTCCTATATTTGCATCCTTTGTATCCCACACCACACTTGCACCATTTGTAGAAGCACCCTGTCCTGTTACACCTTGAGTAACTTGATAACCAGTTCCATTAGTAAATTGAGTCTTAATATAAATTGGTTCTAAGCTAGCGTTCGTTGTATAACCAAGAAAGATGTTAACCATATCACCCTTCTCAACTGTCAACGTTGGATTGTTTACACCATAAGTAGTACCATTATTTCTATCATAATAGTTTCCTCCATATTGATTTGGACTACCAGTATTAAGTGCAGTCATATAAAAATATGCTCCACCAGTAGGTTGCGAAATGAATACGTAGTCACCAGCATTAACAGTGATTGTTGGATTTGATCCACTGATAGCACCACTAGCATCAGTTCCACTGATAACATATCCACTTCCAGTTCCACTAGATGAGTTGACATCTAAGAACCAGAAACCACCTTGCTGTCCAGTGTCAAAGGTCATATAGTCATACTTACCTGCATACTCTAAGAAACCAATCAGATCACGGTTAGTAAACCTATGTTTATTAGTCGCCAAACATGCTGCAACACCACATACTTGTGGAGATGCCATACTTGTACCAGTTATTGCTTTAAAAAAGTTTGGACTGCCATACTTACCATCTAAGTATCCACTAGAATTATTATAAGCACTAAGAATATTAGTACCAGGAGCCCATACTGTTATACCTGGACCATAGTTTGATGATCCTGCCTTTGAATAGTCATCTGAGTTACCCAAATTACCAACAGCGATAACCTCATCAGTACCAGTCAAACTAGCAGGGGAAGATCCTCTCCATGCATAGATGTAGTAATTGTTGCTCAACCTGATCCAGTTATTCCAATACGCATCCTGACGATTAGGATGATAACAATCAGAGTTACCAGCAGCAGAAATAACTACAACACCATCTTGAATAGCATCTTCAACGTCTGCATTAACAGAAGCAATATTTAAAGCCCAACTATAATGATACTCATCCGCACCAAAGTCAGCAGCTAATCCTGCCATAGTCCAACCAGATGGATTAGGATTTGATGCAGAATATACGTTTCCATTCCAACTAATCTGTGTGTAAGCACTAATTTGTACTGGCACATCAAATCCATTTTCATACATGTCATAAGAATAACCCCAACTATGGTTAGTAACAGTTGGATTACGATGACCTGTCTCTGGATTGACTGGTTTATATCTATGGAATGCTCTTAGATAATCAAAGCATAATAATGTACTTGGACCTGCAAAGGTTGCACCACCACCTCCAGAAAGGATACCCATACTATAAATGTTTGCTTCATTAGCCCACCCATACCACTGTCCAGCAACAGTACCTGCTACGTGAATACCATGTGAGGACTGGTTAGCATTATTATCTGGATAGTTAGGAAGATAACTACCAGTTGGTATAGTCTGACCATCATCATCTATACTACTAATGTAGGTATTTAATTCGTTGTACCATTCATATTCTACAAACCTACTCAGTCCTGTACTAGGACTATTCCATTCAGCACAATCTCGTGATACTGGTTGATCAACAATAACAACATCAACATGCTTACCGTTGTTAAACATCTCATAGGTATCAGTAACTACATTAGTACCTGATCCACTTCCCCATGTACCCTTTCTTCTTTGAGCATCTGTACCTGCTACAGATAACTTACCCCAGTCCTTATCATTAGGGTCAGTAAACGAACCACTCTTTCTAAATTGTCCAGAGGTTCCATAAGGTTCATTATTAATCACCCCATATGGTTTAGGCGTTATACCTAATTCTTCTGGATGTCTTTCACATGCAATGACTCTAGAGTCTTTTCGAATCTCTACAGCATCCTCTTCTTCCATAAAGTAATGTGTGTTCCTACTGATAGGTCTCTTAAGACTCAATTTATATCCATCGGATGCCATGTCTGCATAGAATCCTTCCAAGTCCTCCTTTTTCTTGAGAGTGACTATGTAAATTTTATCAGTAGCCATATTACTTCTCTAGAGTTATATAAGTTGCCGTAACAACTAAGTTCTGTGTACTGGCATCCATGTTAACCACCTTCAAATAAGCAGTCGTACCAGGAGTACTATCATTATTCCATCCAAGAACTGCTGGAGTAATATTTTGTATTGTATCTCCAGTCGTAACGATCTCAGCAATTACACCTGCACCTGGTAAAGGGTCAGTCTGTATGTTTCTTGATGCATCATTACTCCTAGATCCAGCATCGATATAGATTGTTACCCATGCAGCATGACTAGTTTCAATCTTCAATAAACTATATGACTTACCTAATGCAAGAGTACCATTAACAGAAGCACCAGCAGCAAGAGAATTGAATGTAACAGAGTCTGTTGCTCGTGACATCAATCCAGATCCAGCAGAAGCAGCAGTAACTCTACCCTTAGCATCTACTGTGATAGATGCATTGTCATATGATCCAGCAGTGACTGCTGTGTCTGCCAATTCATCTGTATCAACAACACCAGCATCTATCAACCAAGTTTGTCCACTGGCTGATACAACTATGTCACCTTTGTCTCCATCAGTAATACCAGCACCGCCACCACCAGTAGCATCTGCTTGGTTAGTCCACTCAGATCCATCATATTTTAATACTTCGTTTACTTGTGCATTAGAGATAGTAACATCAGTTAGTCCATCTAATGCTGTAGCACCTCCTCCACCACCAGATGCAGAAAGAACACCAGCACCAGTTATTGATAAACCAGATCCAACTTTAACACCACCAAGAACAGCTGCTGTTGCAACAGGTAATGCTTCATTCCATCCAGCACCAACACTTCTTGTAGGTGTTGAAGCATAAACTACAAGACCACCACCAAAAATACTAGGTGCTAAATCAGATCCATCATTATTAGTCCATGTTGTTCTAAATCCTGTGGTCGTTTTATTAGTTACCTCTATATTATGTTGTGCATAATGTTCTCTTGACCAAAGAACAAAATAGTTTGCATCTGGTTGAGCAGTGTCAAATGTAAATTCTATTCTATTGTTAGAACTATTATAAGCACCCCATGATATACCAGTACCAGTACCAGCAGTATCAGCAGTAACAAATGCGAATGCTACTGGGATAATTTCATTACTACTAGTACCTGAGTCAACAAACTCAAGAGCATTACCAGCAGAATTAACTACTACATTTTTACTAGCAGCACCAGTAAAGTTAGCAGGTGTATCAGTTAAACCTGCAAATGTACTGGATCCACCTCCACCTCCTCCACCAGAGTTATCATCATCAGCAGGAGACCATCTACTATTTGCAGCATCCCACTTTAATACCTGACCATCAGTAACACCAGTGGTGTATACGTCAGCAAGTTTACTAATAGATTTGTTTACATCTAATAGTTCAACCCATGCTCCAGCATGTGCAAAGTATCCACTACCAGTAGAGTGAACATGAGCAAACATACCATGATATGTACTAGGACTAACCGCATTGAGGTCGGTCATCGTAGAATACACATTTGAATATGTTATTCTATATGAACCAAAGTTAATATCTTGAGCACCTATACCAAAATCACCTAGTGTTGTTGGTATGGTAGGTTTTCCAGTTAAGTCTGTATAAGCACCAGTAGTAGCAACAGGTGCAAACGCTGGTTTGTTTTTAATAAATGCTACATCACTTGGTGTACCTACGTTCCAGTCAGACTGTACCTGATCAGCAGGAATAGCAGGTTTGTTAATAAGATCTACGTAGTTACCACTCAGTGCAACTGCCGATAGCGATGGTTTGTTTTTAATATAATCTACTTCACTAGAGACAACCTCATTCCAATCAACCTGAATCTGTGCAGCAGGGATTGTAGGTAAGGTAGTCCATTGCAATGACGTACCATCAGTAGTCAGGTACTGACCTGATGTACCAACAATACCATTTAATTGGAGTGGCTTTCCTGTAGGAAGGTTCAGTCCTTCTTTCGCTTCTACAGGTCCGTTATCATTATAATTTGCGATTTGGTTCGCTAAGAGTTTTGACATACTTCTAGTCCTGAAGACACTTTTTCTAAGCTAGAAGTATTTAGGTCATGTCATGTTCAATGATATAATAGCTCTAGGTTTCTCGTTCTTGGTGACTGGTGACTCATGAAAAACTTGTGATGGGAACACAATCAAATCACCTTCACTACATCCTGGTTGGAATGACATAATCTCTCCATGACATGTGAACATACTTGAATAAAACTTTGTTGCTTCGTGTACTTCATTGTCATAGTCTGCATAGAATACAGCAGACCATCCCTCAGCACCATGATTATGCATTGAATGAAACTCATACTGTTCCTGTACTTGGAACCATATGTTTCTAATATTATCAATAGGTTTCCTATAGAAACCTTTTTCTAATGCTTCAGCACTAAATCTCTGTAGATATGGACCAAGTAAATCAATGAATGGTTTAAATTCTGCGAACTCTGTCTTCTTGTTCCTGTCATGAAATGGATCGTAGAAGGTTGTATGACATGTGTCATGCAACTCAGCAGGGTCTGTCTTCAATAGTTTTTCATGGTACGAAAAAAGATCGGAAAGAATTTCTTCCTTCCGATCTTGCCACTCTTCTACATGATACCTAAAGTAAGGCATCATAAACATACAGTTGTTTGGAAGAGGATATGAACTTTCGTATCCGTTAGGAGGGATTTTCATCTGTGCTCAATTTAATACCACCAATAGTGGTTACATAATCTGGATGGTTGGATGTATCTATCTTAATATCAACATCACCTAAAGATGTATCAACAAATTGTACTGTTTCATCTTTGAATAGACCTGTATTCAAGTCAACATTACTTTCAAGATTGAAGTTATACTGAGTAGGGACATCATATAGATGACCACCAAACTCCACTACATCATCATTCCCACCAAACTCTACCTTCACTACCTTCAACTTTTCAGTTAAACTAGTATAGATTGATACTAGTTCTGAAATTAATTCTGTTTCCTGCTGTCCATCTAACGCACCAATCAAGCCTAGTCTAACCTCTTCCTTTGCTCGAAGCAAATGTGTTCTAACGTCTGACATAATAGTATCTCCTTTAGGGTTAAATGTCACACAGACCAGACAAGTCTGCTGGATCTTGTGGGACCATGAGTATTTTAGCACCATCTGGTTTTTTTATCAACACTACTTCACCTTTCTCAGCCTTTTCTTGCCACTTGTCAAGATCAGCTTGCCATTCATTTTCTGTAATTTCAATCATAGCTTTATACCACACAACAAATGTTCTCTTTTTGCATGTACTCAATAGAATCACGACATCCACCTAAGTGAATTCGTTCACTGCCTATATCTAGTACAACTTGTGGAAACTTAGCATCACCACCAAACTCCATCTCAAATTGAGTCTTCGTAAAGTCATCATCTAGTTTATATACCACATGTTTAAGGTCTTCTAACTCACAGACTGCCACAAACTTTTCACAGTAAGGACAGCCTGGTTTGGAATAGATTGTAAAGATCATAGACTTGTATTAGGATTTACAAGCAGCAGCGTAATCTTTATCGAAAAGTTCTAAACCTTTCTCTGTTAAGATGTGATCATACATCTTGTCGAACACTTTAACGGGTAAGGTACATACGTTTGCACCATACTCAAATGCTCTACCTACATCCCTGACGTTTCTAATAGAAGCAGCAAGAATTTGTGTCTCTACGCTGTGCATCTTATATGTATTAGCGATATCTTTTACCAAACAAAGACCACCAAATGAATTGTCATCCACTCTTCCTACGAATGGTGAAACATAAGTTGCACCTGCTTTAGCAGCAAGGATTGCTTGTGCTACAGAGAACACTAGAGTTACATTAGTAAGCACATCATCGTTACTCAATTCATAGCATGCTTTTAATCCCTCACGTGTGCAAGGTACTTTGATCGTAACATTACTACTAAGATCAATGTAAGGTTGTGCTTGTTCTACCATCTCTTCAGCAGTATTAGCAACTACCTCAGCAGATATAGACTCAAGGTTAGGACATGCTTCAAAGATCTCCTCTATTACATCGCTCTGCTGTCTGCCTGATCTGAGTATAAGGGTAGGATTAGTAGTTACACCATCAATCAAACCTGTCTTATACCCATCAATGATCTGACCTACTTCTGCGGTGTCTAAAAATATTTTCATAAACAATCTGATAAGTTAGGGTGTTCACCAGTAGCATAGTATGCTGCTGCATTTTCACCTGCTGTCTCGCAAGTGTATGTATTTGCTCCACCTGTATCCATGTAGCTCCATCCTGCACCTCCTCCAAATCCTCCTCCGTGATTAGTACACCCCATTAAGAGAAGGGATGAAAGGAGTAATAGTTTTTTCATTTTATTTTAATTTACTGTGTGACCTTAAGGGTTCTAGTTTTAAGAACTGCTCGTTCATATTATAGTATAGTTTATAGTTTATTGTGTTAACCCAGTACCCAATAATGTCCGAACCATCACAATGATAACCATATCCTGTGACTGCTTCCTTGACACCATCTATTTTGAAACCCTTATTGCTATTAATGTAAGATCCAAATTTTTCTTCTAGGTTAATCATTTTTCTTCAAAGGTCATTTTACGGACTTTCCTATTACGGCGAGCCTCCTGGTATTTTAACTCATCCGAAGAGAAAAGTGATCCTTTCTTGACATTCTTATTATTTTGTAACAGTTCTACTTGAGACATGTTATTTGCAGACACAGTATCTCCATGAAGGGATGTCATATTACCACACCCACAACAGCTAAACCTTCCTGCACGGACTAGTAGTTCCTCACCACAAGCCAAACACTTTACGCCTATCATTCTTCTTTAAAATAATCTTTCTTATAGTAACGTCCTAAGATGTTACTGTTGTAATACTTTGGTGTACCATCATCCAGAGTTTCTTGCAACACATTGTTTAGAAAGAGTTGCTTGGTCTCTGCATAGTTTGTACGTCCCCCTGTGGTATGGAGGGAGAGGATTTCTCTCTTGAAGGATTCGTTCCCAAGTAACTTTCGATCTGCTTTAAGTTCGTCAGAACTTCCATAGTATTTTTTCCAGTCACTCTCAGACGTAACCCTTCTCTTTCCACCTCTAGGTTTACGCTTTGACCAGAAATATTTGCGTCCGATGTACTGCTTGCCAGTTTGAAGATTAGTAATCCTGTAGACAAAACCGAACTTATCGTCAATGTCGTCAGAAGAAAAAGTTGAACCCTTATAGGTCCAGGGGTTCTCATAACTTCCTTCCGAAGTTTGACTATTCTTTTCCACAATACCATTATCTATTCCTCAGTATTTATATCCCCTGTCGGAAAACCTAAAGTCTTATACTCAAGTTGTTGCTTCAGAAAGAATATCTCTTCCTGCATTTCTTTTGCTTCTGCTTCTAGTTCCTCGATGTGATCTTGGTAGACTGTTAACATATGCTCCAGTGATTCGTTTCTTAGTTCGCAATCCCAATCCATTGGGTGATTTGTAACCCTTGTACAAAAAGGCCACGCACATTATATAGGTTACTTTATGATATGTTTAGATTCTCAAACCCAACGTGTAACTGTAAGTTCTATGCTGTTATCATCCATCTCCCACTCTTCCTGAACCTGAAAACCTAAGTCCTTGACTGTATTATGCACAGTCATCCTAGCATACTGTTGAGTAATCTTTTCGATGAATCTATTAGGTGGAATAGGTTGCTTCCAAGTTTGAAGATCTGTAACAAGTTCATACTCACCCTGTTTGTTACGACGAAAACCAATGTCATTACCAACAGCAATATCAACCTCCCATTGCTTATGCTCATGATCAAAAGGATTTTCTAACTTAACATTCTCAGTGACATCATACTGAAGAATTTCTAATGCTTCTAGAAGCTCAGGTTTGTTCTTGAGTTTGGTTTTGATCGTGCTGAAGTGTGACATTTTCTTGTTGATAGTATTCTGGTTTAGTTTCTATGTATGTAACGTTGCCTAATTTCTCCTCTATAGATTTAGTTATCTCCTGACAATTATTGCCAATGACACCACTAACCTCTTCGAGTACAGTACCATCTTGTCTGATGGTAAATTTAATTGTTTCGTTCTTAGTCATAGTTCATATTTTTTAATGCTTTCTTCCCACTCCTGTAGAGATGATGATACATCTGGTGGTTCAGGATCCTTGATGCCCTTGATTTTCTTCCACCTATTATATAATGCTTGCAAGATCCATGACTGGCTCAATGATTTAGGACCATTCTCAAGTAACTCAAGTTCCTTTTTGCTACTTGTGTATGATTTATATTCTTCTCTCCAATCTGGAACATCACATTCCTTAAGATCATCAACACATGCTTCTTCACATTCTTTATCGTTGATATCACACTCACTAGCACATTCAAAGTATTGATCTGTACAATCCTTCTTCTCTTCATTAGTCATAGTATTGGTA